TTTCTTCTTTCAAGCCAAGCTTTTTAACAAAGTTAATTTTATTAACAAGATTTTCTCCGCCTGCCCAGGCATCAGCCTTTGCAACTGCCTCTTCATGAGCAATTTTTTGCTTTTCTTCTTTTACAAGCTGTTTCAAAAGCTTGGGTGTTAATCTAAAAGACTTTTTTGACATACTATCTCCAGTTCTTATATTAATATATATTCGACAAAACAAATATTTGTAACTGAATCTTGATTGTTTTTAAACTTGTTCTTAACTATCGCTAAATGCCAAGTGTGCCCATTTGTCTGAAGCTTCAGAAAAGACATCCATGGGATCATTTTGTGCCATTATTTTTGCAGCCCTATCACCTTGTAAAGAAACAGACTCATTCATGTTTGACGATAAACTTTTTGACTGTGAAAGCATAGTAGTAGATTGTGTATCAGCAAAAATAGATGCCATAATAGGGTCAGATGTTAGAACATTGACATCATTATCCATCTGTTTATTTCTATGATCAGTTGCTTCATTGCTTCCAAATGAAATGCTGTCTAGTGATGGGTTATGTCGCTGTGTTCTTCTCTGTCTGGGCTGGGACTTTTGCTCTCTAAGATCAAATGTTTCAGAAGACTGAGCTGTTCCGCCGATGCCCTCGCTTAAAATCTCAAGAAGACATTCTTTTATAATACCTTTTAATTGATTTTTTGTTATTTTTGCCATACTATCCTACACCTTTTATGCCAGAGCTTCCTGTTAGTATCGGGAATTCACTCGGCTTGATTCCTGTCAAACCTGCCATCAAAGAAAATCCAACACTGTCGCCGGCGTTCCTCATGAACCAAATTTCTTTACATCTTATGTCTAAAACACCGGTACTAGAACCTCCATCCACTATAAAGTAGTTTGCTGCTCCGGGTGCAGATGATCCTGACACTAGCCCATTTCCCTGTATTCCATTATTTGAAAATCCAACTCGTAACTGGGCTGTACTGTGAAGATTAAATACATTTATAAATCTAGACACGGCCGGAAGCTTTACACAAATAGGTGTGGCAGTCACTTCAGTAGCAGCTGATGAAGTTACAAACGGTATTCCAGAAACCTGGTATGCTGGCACAAATGATGCGCCTGGTGATGTATTCCAACTATTTCCCATTATTCATTCTCCCATGAAATAATATCATTAAAAACCCTATCGACTCTGTCAGACTTATTAAAAGTTCTTTTAAGCTCAGACTCTGATATTGTTTTCCCTTCAGACATCATAAAAGCGCCAGGTGTTGATGGCTCTGACACCATATCAAAGCATATTAGCTGAAAATCAGACTGAACAATTTGTTGACCTTTTTCTTCTCTTACAGAGCCCACGCCCCTGGAGGAGATTCCAGTCGTTATTCCAGCCTCTACAAGGCTTTGTAAAATTTTTCCTGTTGGCGTGTCTAGCAACTCAATTATTCCGTAAACGTCATCACCGTCAAGGTAAGCCTCCCTAACTACATGTGATACATTTTTCAACTCTACAACAGATGTCTCAGGGTGATCACATTCACCTAGAGCTCGATTTTCCCTAATTAGCTTTTGATAGTTCTCTATTTCCCTTTCTAGAACCTCTTTAGGGTATACTCTTCCGTTTTGATTTAGCGTATTTGCACGCTGGAGAATTCCTTTTAAAAAGATTTTTCCATCGTTTTCTTTCCTAGACTCGTTTATTGCTTTTTTATCGTATGATAACGGCATCCACTCTGTTAACAATTTAAGCTTTTTATCACTCATATTAGACCTCACTATATGATAATATTTCTGTTTTTAATTGCGATACTGTTAAGAATCGTTTTATATTTTCGTCAGATATCTCACTGCATGACAAACTAGCTAGCCTGTTTTTTACTGTAGATATTTTTTCTAAAAGAACTTTATTGTCACAGGCAGCTGTAAAAGAGTCAAGATCTTTGAGCGTCGACTCTTTAATCATCACAAGATGATCAATCATATCAGTAGGCTCTTCAGAGCTTTGAGAAAATATGTATTTCTGTATTATTGTTTTTTGCTCATTTGATAAAAGGCTTCCGTATCTATTGTTGAACTTTTCTGTAAGAATTTTTACTACAAGATTATCAACAGATGTGTCTTTTTCAACGACAGTATTTTTATTTTTCTCAGAAACTAACCATTCAACGATTTTTCCTTCTAGTTTGACCAGCTCTGTCAAATTTGATTTATCACCTTTTTGCCACTCATTTATGAGTATCTGAATTGATGCATATACTTTGTAGTCTGGGATTCTTCTATGATAAAACTTATCACATGATACAAGATGATTTACTTCTCGAATAAGTAGAGATTTTTCTTTTTCAAGCTTTTTCATGTCAAATCTACGAGACGCAGTTTTTGATTCTGACAATATTGCTGCTGCACTAGCTGTGTTTGACACTGTAGACTTCGCGATAGCATTAAAAAGTCTAAACTCTTTGTAAAGCTCTGTATTTTTATCAAATCTTTTAGACAGTATATCTAGCGCAACTTGTGCAGCCTGTTGATTTTCCTCTATAAGAGATAAAGATACATGACGCAAAAGAAGCTCATACATCAAGCCTACATTTCTTTTTTTATTGTGGTTTGTTCCCATTTATTCTTCCAGTTCAATATCGTAAGTTTTTAAATCGTCTAAGTTTTCTTCTGTTAATACAGACTTCCTAGAAATATTTATCTTGCTCTCAAGGGATTTTAACGTAGATCTTAGCTCTCCGGTCATTTTATTATGCTCTTTTGATCTTTTGTCAATAAATTCAGACATAAAACTGTCTGGGTCCTCAGCTAGCACGCTCATTTTTCCAAGATCTCTAATTGGATTATCGTATTTGTTTCCAAACGGAAACTTTAACGAATTATCTCGACTTGACCCCTGATCATGGTTTGGCGGCTTTACAGAAAATGATCTTCCATCGGGCCTGCCTGGACCAGTCCTACGTCGTCGTCGCTTTTTAACTATGTCCGGAAGGCTGTTTATAGCATTATTTACGCTTTGCTGAGCTTTGATTGGAGCATCGTCATCGGAAATAGAGTAAAGCGGTTGTTCGTCATCATCTTTCTTTGTAACGGGTTCAGTCTTTAGCAACTCAGGATCTGTATCATTCCTCTCAAATCCTGCCTCAAGATCATCGAGTCCAGCAGCATCATCTGCCGCCGGAGCTGAATCCACACCTTGTTCTTCATCTGACTCTGAAGTTACAGACTCAACATTTAAATCATTCTTTTTGTCTGATAACCGTCCTGACTCTATTCTATCAATTTCATCATCAGTTATTCCCATAATCTGTTTTCTAATAAACTTTCTATCAACTAGCCCTTCAGGAGCCTGGCCAGCGATTTCAAATCTTGTTCGATATAGCTCTAGCTTTTGCTGTTGTGCAATCGTACTTGGGTTTGATAGCTTTAAATCAAAGTCTAAAAGATCTTCACCGTCGTAGCCATTTGAGTATAGATGAATAATTGCAAGCTTGTTAAGCTCTGATACAATTGTTCTTTGTATTCTATTTATTGTTCTAGAAAATCGTATATCTTCTTGTGACAAGGTTGCTTTTGCACCGAGCCCTTCATCATATCCAAGATATGCCTTAGGAACTTTAAGCGCAGCAAAAAGTTTCTTTTGAATATATTCGACATCTTCAATTGCTGTAGTATTGGCACCACCTGCAAGTGTTTCAATAGATGTACCAGATTCTGCTCCCCTTACAGGTAAATAATAATCCTCATCAACAGAAAGTGGGTTGTATCTAAGATCAACTCTTCCCGTATTTTTATCTACGACTTGTGCGCGCTTTAGGGAAGTTTGAACTTTTTCCATGTATCCTGGAACGTCCTCAGGAGGAACATTACCGACGTCTATTTTAAAAACTCTTCGTTCTGGTGACCTAATGACTCTGTATACTAGCATTGCATCTTCAATTAGAATCAGCTGTCTCCAGATCCTTCGAGCTGATTCTAAAACAGATGATCCGTACGGTAGAAATGCATCGTTTCCAAGTAATCTAAAATGAGATATCTGCCAATTTTCTAATATTTGGTTTCCTTGAGTAGCCCATCTAAACCTTACAGACATAGGATCTTCTGGATCAAATCCCTCCTCTCTTTCAATTTCGTTAACAGGTATAGGATATGCATTAATTATGCCAAACTCGGGAGACACATCATTGAACAAAAAGAAATCACCATATTTGACAAGATTTCGTGTCCATGACGAAAGGTTAAACTCAACATTAAGTGTATCTAAAAATAGCTCCTCAAGAAGAGACTGAATCTTGGCATTTTCAGAGTATATGTGAAGAACTGATCCTGTCTCGTCTGGTGAAACGCCCTCTTCAGAATAAATGTCAAGAGCTGAACTTATCTCAGGTGTGTATTCCATCTCAGAAAAATCACTATATCTTGCCATTCTGTCATACGCGCCATACGCGCTCATTGCTGTGCTATAGACGTGACTTTGTGACTTTCTAAACACGTCAAACGCAGATGACGTCGTAGATGGTTTCCAATTTTTAACTCGTCTTTTTACTACAGGACCGCTTCTAAAAAGATGCGTTAATCTCCTAAAAAGACTTTCATCATTTTTTGACATTTTAACTCTCTTATAATGTACTATTGTAACTAAGTATCAGTTTTTTATAAACTTATTTATATAACCATGACAAATCACCCAAAAGTTTTTCCTGCCGCTTATCTACATGCCTTCTATTATGCTCTTGTCTCGAAGACATATGGTCTGGCTTAGGTGACATAACTGGGTTTGTTTGATCTATATCTTCATATTCTGTTGACTTTCTACTCATTGCTTTGAGCATTGCCTCATTAAGAATATTTGAATCATGTCCGTATGTATCAGATGCATCATATACCCACACCCCTATCGCAAGGCTCATAACAAGATCATCATTGTATCCTTTTGCAGCCTGTGCTTTAGCACCCTTCCATGCAAAAGTCTTTATCTCTTCTGAGAATCTTGATGAATATATTTTTAACGACTTGTTTCTTATTACCTCTTCTAGTTTTGTAAGTATTTGGTTTCTAGACTTTCCACTAGTTGTAAATCCTGCTGTATTTATATCTTGTGCAGGGACATAATCACCAATATATGTGCCCTTTCTTTTGTTGTGATACATCCTTGGGTATCCTAAATCTCGCAATCTAACAATTGTTGCATATCCATAACTATTGTTTTCAGGTATAAGAAGTGCCTTGTTATACATTAGCCCAAATTCATTAAGAATGTCTCCAAATCTATCAGGAGGAATTTTTCCTTTATACTCAGCAACAACCTCACCGGCTGAACTATCTATAATGTGAAACGTAGAAAAATCTTTAGAATCGCCTCTTGCTATATCAGCTGAGACTATATAATTGTGATCTGATAGTGGGTACTTCCACACCCATACATTTCTATCTGGTCCCATTCTTTCAACTGGTGACTGAACCAGTGATCTAACCCAGTCAATATCCTCTCCGGTTAAAAATGTCTCACCAGAAGTTGCAAAATCACAAAGATACTCTTGAGACACTTGGCGCTTTGAAAGATTTGCAGTTGTAGCCTCAAACCATTCATTGTCTCTTTCAGGATGTGCGTCCCAAGGGATTTTTATAGGATTGAATTCATTTGATCCCGACTCAGCACCGATGTATAGTTTATGATATTGACCGCCTACGCCGTTAGGAGTTGATAAAAGTATAACTCGGCCACCTGTTGAAATTGTTGGATACAGCCCCATCCATAACTCATCAAAGTTTTTAACAAACGCTGCCTCATCTACGATCAATAACGATAGTGCTTCTGAGCGACCTGCGTCATCAGAAGTAGGGATAGCCTTAATAGATGACCCATGGCTAAACTCAATAAGCTGTTTATTATTGCTGACGACTTCTGGCAGAATTAGCCATTTTGGCATATTTCTTAAAACTGTTTTGACTTTTTTAATAAAGTTCTGTGCTACGCTTAACTTTGTAGCAATAATTAGTACATTCTTATCTTTTTGAAATAGAACAAGCCAGACTGCATATGCCGCAACAAGTGTTGACATACCCAACTGTCGAGATTTTAATATAATATTAAATCTATGATCATTGAAACTATTAACACAATCATCCTGGAACGAAAATGTATCGAACGGTATTGTTCCTCGTGTCGGATGCTGAATTTTTACGTATCTGTTAAAAAAATAAACCGGCTCTTTCCCGCATTTTATTATCTCTTTAATCTGGGCATTTTTATTTGTTATTGCCATTACGAGATTTCAAATCTAGAAACTCTTCTGTAGTACGCTACTCTTTTTGGACTTATGTGCGGTTGCGATGAGATTATCTCTATTTCATCGTCTGTTGATAGTTGCTTTACTTTTAATGCACGACCCGCAGCTTGTTTAAACTGTTTTTTCACACTAGCCATATAATCATCTGTTAGCTTTACAGACTCATCATCATATTGCTGTTTCTGCTGGCTCATTGCCTGCTCACATCCAAAATGAGCAATGCATGCGTATCTGACATCCAGAATGTCACCGAGCAAGTTCGTCTTTATGGATGCAGTAGCACTTTCAGCAGTTGATGTTCTGCCAAAAGTTGTATCAAGAATTTGTCCAAGCATGTTGATTTCTAGACTTGTAAGATTGCTTATATTCATTTTTGCCTCTTATTGTGTAATTAATTATTATGAAAGATGAGAGTTAGTCTTTTGTTTTCTTTCTTTTTTGTTTTTTAGTATGTCTTCTTTTTCAGGTCTCCATCCGGAGACCCACTTTTCCCTATTTTTCTCAGCCCATTTTTTTGCACAAAAATCGCAGCACTCTAAAGCGTCGTATGAACTAAAGTCATTAAATGTTGACATAGCAAATCCACAAACATCGCAAAAAAAAGGTCTTGTTTTTTTCTTTGTGCCCGGGGTGATTAGAGTTAAATTCTTTTC